ACACCTCGCGGTTGATCGTGGCGAGACCGGAATAGGCCGTCGGGGTGACGGTCTGCCCGGTGGTCGTGTAGCTGCCACCGGTCGGCTCGGTTCCCTGGGTGTGGGCGCCGACCAGGCCGGACGCGCTGTTGAACTTCGGGAACGTGAACGGCGTGATGTCGGTGAGCGCGCCCTTGTTCACGGCGGACCACAGCGGGTACCGGAACTCACGCTGATCGACCCACAGGTCCGGCCGCTGCCGGGTCGGGTTGGTCTCGTCCACGTCGGTGGTCGCGACGTTGAACAGCGCCGTCATGTGCTTCTGGACGAACGCGAGCGCCCGCTGGTGCGCGGCCACGTCCCCGTCGCGCAGCGCGGCCAGCACGTCGGACGAGAAGTCGTGCGTTCCCCGGTCCATGATCCCGAAACCCTTACGGTCGAAACCGAGCCGGTACGGGTCTGGCTCCACAACCTTGGTGGCTGTCCACTGCCCGGCGCCCGGCTGGCCCGGCACGGGCAGTACGCCCGGGTTGACCGGCTGCGCGAACTGCCCGGCCTGCGTCGCCGGCGGCGCGGTCGCCACGGTGCCGTTCTTCACCATGTCGCTGACCAGAGCGGACAGCGCTTTGGTGAGCTCCTCGGCGGTCACCTGGCCGGTCGGCAGCTGGGCGGCAAACTGCCCCTGCTGGATCTGCGGAGCGGCCGGCACGGCGGCCGCGGCGGGCGCCGGCGGTGGGATCAAGTAGTTCACGCCGTTGTGCGTGAACGTCGTTGGCGCGGCGCCCGCTGCGGGCGCGGCGGGCACGGCGGCGGCGTACTGGGTGGCGGCCTGCTGCTGCTGCGGCGGGTAGAGCTGGGCTGCGATTTGGCAGGCCATCCCCGCGGGGTGCGGCCGGCCGCAATGCTGGCAGTTCATGAATCCTCCTGATCTGCTCGCGGAAACCGTGGTCACGCGCGCACCGGTGAAAGCGGGATCCGGGGTAACGCTGGTTTCGTTCCATGTGGCCCGGACCACATCGAACACCTGTTCTCCTTCCGACCACACGACGTCGCCGGCGGTCGGGTCGAGGTCGAAATCGACGCCGACGGACAGGCCGTCTTGCAGGCCTCCCGCCGCGTCCATGAGCAGCTGATCACGCTGCATCTTGGTGGCCGAGCCTTCCGGCCCGTCGAGGATCTTGAGGGTCACCACCGGCCCCTCTTTGGTGTCCTGAACCTTCTGGTGGACACCGACGTAATCGGTGTGCCCGTCCTTGACGCGAAGACGATTCAGGTTCGCCGCGTCGTACTCGAGCGAGCCGGGCCGGAAACGGAAGCCGACCCCGTACTTACGGGCCACCGCACCGTACGGCAGAGCGAGCCCGGTGATGGTGCGTTTCTCCATGTCGGCGGTGGCCGGGCGGACGGCGGCCGCGAACTCGAAATCCCGGACGCAGAATCGGAAAACCGACTCCGGTGTGTCGCTGGCGAACTGGCCGGCCGCGAGGCGCTGGGCGGTGAGCGCCGGACCCAGCTGGGCGGGCAGCCATCGCACATTCTGTCCGACGCCGGCGGCCGGCAGCGCGGGCGCGGGCGGCGCCGCTGCGATCGGCGCGGGCCCGGACAGGCCCGCAGCCGCCCGGATCTCGTCCCTGGTCATCACGCCCATGCCTCCGCTCTCCACCGGGCCCAGAGCTTTCCAGTAGGCGGCCTGCGCGGCCGGGTCCGGGCGTAGCCATTCGCTGGTGTCCCACCGGGCGGTCTGCCCGCGGGGGGTCACGTCGGGCATCGACAGTCGGTCCGTGATCGCTGCCATGAACCCGGACAACGTCCGGTTGATCTTGTCGGTGCGGCGGTCGGTCGCGTTGAAGTACGTGCGTGACGTCGTGTTCACGCCGACGTCTTCCGGGTCGAGGCCCATGTGCAGCGCCACCTCCAGCGCGGCCTGCCGCTGGATCTCGACCAGCTGCAGCTCGGCAGGTGACGGCGCGTTGACGTCGGAGCGGCGCGCTGAGGCGGGGATCCAGGCCGGGCCACCGGACTTGCGCCGCTGGCGGTAGGTGGCCAGGAAGGCCTCCACCTCCGGGTCCGTGAACTTCGGCACGGTCGGGTCGTCGGTGTCGGTGAACACCTCGAGCGGCCGCGGGTTGTCCGCGTACATGGCGGCCAGCCGGTCGACCAGCAGCGCCCGGCGGATGGTGCGGGCGCCCGCGGTCAGCAGCGGCCGCCCGGGTGAGTCGAAACGGATCATCAGGACGGCCGGCGTTTCCACGCCGTCGACCCAAACCGAGGCGCCGCGCGGGTCGACCCCGGACGGCAGCGGCGCCGGCGTCGTGGTGACCCCCGGCGGCGGGGTGAGCGACACCGAGACGACGCGGCGGGCGCTCGTCGGGAAGCCCCGGTAGTCCAGCCCGGTCTTCTGCCACCAGGAGATGCCGTCGCACAGCAGATCCTCGAGCGTCTGTGCGAGCATCACGACGCGCGGGACGTCCGGGTCCGGCTGATCGAAGAACAGGTTGTCGACCTGATCGAGGCCTCGGTAGTTGACCAGGGGCAGCGTGGCGATTGAGCAGATCTCGTCCCGGCCGCGCTCCACGGCGCCGATGGACAGCGCGTCGTCGCGGGAGACCGGGGCGCTGGTGAACGAGCGGTCACCCCATACGCCGTAGATCAGGGCGTCGATCGGGCCCGAGGTGGAGAACCGGGCCGACGATCCGCCGGACATGCCGAGCCAGCTTCGCACGCGCCCGACGGCGGCCGCCCATTTACTCATGATCAGAGGATAGGTGGAGGTCACGCGTTTACGGGATTGACGGTTCCGACAATCCGACAATCAGCCGAGCCACCCAGAAATATATAATTGATATATATCGATTGGGCCCGCGTCACCGGGCGACGTGGAACCCGGCGCGTGGCGTGGGTACGGGGATGGTGCGTGCGAGGTGCACGGCGCCGGCGGCCGCGTAGGCGCCGGTGACGTGACCGGCTCCCTCCCGCCGGTCGTACACCCACAGGGCGTCGCCCTTGAACCGTTTCTCGGCGTTGCCCATGGAGTCGGTGAGCGAGTCCTGGCCGGAGTGCACGATGAGGTCTTCGGAGACGAGCGCGGAGAACCCCATGCAGACGGGCGCGGCCTCGGACTTGATCTCCGCGACGCGTACGCCGGGCGGTGGCCAGCCGACGCGGCCGATCTTCCGCTGCCCGAGCTCGGCGGTGAGCGCGGCCGCGGCGCTGTTGGGAAACCAGCCGAACGTGTACGGCGCTACCCGGGTGAGCCAGCTGGGGAGCTCCTCGCGGACGGCGGTGAGCGAGTCCCACGACTTGATGGCTTCCACGCGGACGCGCCCGTCGGGCAGGACGGCGGCCGCTACGAGGTCGATGCGTTGCCCGTCGGGCGCGACGTCGACGCATGCGGCGATCCGGCCGCGGGAGGTATCGAGGGTGTCGACCTGTACGTTGCGGCCCCACGCGCCGAGGTCGATGGCGAGGTTCATGCTGCGGACGCGTATACAGAGAACTTCAGTTTTGAACTTGGCCAGGGCTTCTCCGCCCGCGGCGACCGCGATGCGGGCCGCGCCGAGCAGCACATCGAGCTCGATCCGGCCGCCGAGGTTAGGGTTGGCTATCGCAAGTTGCTCGGGGTCGAGCGGGTCCGCGTCTTCCTCGCACGACCAGGAAAACATGCCGGTCCGGTAGTCGCCCGGGGCCGACGGCAGCAGCTCGGCGACGTGTTCAGCGCCCACCTCATCGGTCCAGGTGATGAAGGCCTGCGCCGCGTCGTGCAAGTCGTTGAGTACGACGGACCGATCGTCGCCGGCGTTGGTGATGGCCCACGCCTGGAAGTTGCGTTTGGCGTTGCCGGCGTTCACGGCGGCCGCCCACGCCGAATAGTCGTGGTGCTGGCGGAGCTCGTCCAGGATCAGCCGGTCCACGCGCAGCGACCGGCCTCCCTCCTCGTTTGAGGGAGCGATCTTGTAGCGGGATCCGATCGCCGTCCAGGATTCTTGCTCGCCGTTCGCGTCGCGTCGCCACCGCCGGGCCCGGAACGCATTGAGCGCGGGCGCGGCCTCCGCCAGCTTCACCGACTCGTGCCACGACTCCTTGGCGTAGTCGAGCTTCGTGCTCGTGCCGAGCACCATGCCGACCTCACACACGAACTGCCACCACAGGGCGAGGATGACCAGCAGCGTGGTCTTGCCGTTCTGCCGCGCGACCTCCACCAGCAGGGTCCGGAATCGCGGTCGGCCGTCGGGCAGGAGCTCGAGGCCGTGGACCAGCTGCCAGCGTTGCCACGGATCGAGCGGGTGGTGCAGCACGTTGGCGGACCAGTCGACAACGGCGAAGCCGGCCGAGGTCTCGTCAGTAAGCGCGCAGCCGCAGCCGCATGGACCGGGGGGTCCGACGACAAGCGGGGGTGTCCAGATCCGCGGAGTCGTCGACCCCTCAGCCTGAGCGGCGCTCGGAGAACCGGGCGCGGTGAGCGTCATGGGCGGCGGAGTCGGCGGAGGCGCCCGCGGGAGACCCGACGGTGGGGATCTGGCTGGCCGGTATGGCGCCACGACCGGCACGGGTCAGGCCGAGGGCGGTGAGGGTGCGCAGATATTGCGGGCCGACGATCCGGATCACCTCGAGCACCTCGGCGTCGTGCATGCTCCGCTCGCCGGCAGCGATTTGGGTCAGGGTGCGGGGCGTCGTCTTGTCGAGCAGGCGCGCCAGCAGCGCGGCGAACTCAACCCCCGCGCCGTCCGACTCGGGAAGCTGGGCGTTTCGTACCGATCTGCGAAGCCGTGAGAGGTTGCTCACGATTTGCGCCCGCGCGTGTTCGGACTTGGGGGAGAGAGAAGAGACAT